AGGAAGTTGAGATGGTGGATGAGGGTGTAGGTGATCAGATGAAAGATATGCAAGTCAAGTATAAGCAAGACTCGAAGTTTAAGGGACAGATTGATAAGATGGGTCAGAAGCACGATGCTGATCGTGCAGCGAGGCACGCTAAGAATGCTGAGCACGTTAAGAAAATTGAGGATCAGAATAAAGGTTTCCGAGCACCCCAAGTTCCTGATAAAGAAAAGAATCCAACCGAGTATGGCCAATTCAAGAGGAAGTATCCTGGTTTTATTTCTCCCAGCACCAAAGAGAAGCTTCGTGGTAACAGGATTAAAAAAGAAGACGTTGACTTTGTGGACGAGGGCACTATAACTCCTGGTGCTGACTTAGCACAGAGAAAGCTAAATAAGGATGAGAATAATAGTAAGCTCAAGGTAACCAAGAAAATCATGGAAAACGAACAGCGGATGGCGATGTACTCTCGTGCATTAGGAATAATGGGTGCTCATTATAGTGGTCAGCAGCTTGTTGAGAAGGACAAGAAAGCTGATAAGGACCATGATGGTGATGGTGAAGTTGAATCCTCGAAAGAGGAGTATTTCGGGTCTAAGGACAAGGCAATTAAGAAGGCGATGGGTAAGAAGACTGATGAGGATGATGATAAGAAGGAAGAGAAGAAGGAAGCAGTGGAGCTGACGAAGGAAATGGTGGTTGAGTATTTGGTAGCTGAGGATTATGCATCGAATGAAGTGAGTGCAGAGATTCTGCATACTCATATGAGTGATGAGTTCCTTGCTGAAATTGAGGAGCGGATGACTGAAGGTCAGGGTTGAGATGTGATATAATAAGGGAGTAGTTAACTACCTCTTATGGTTATTCGCGACACTTATACGTTTAATAAAGTTTACGAGGGTAGCGTTGAAGAGCTTCAGGAAGAGCTCTCTGACGTTACCCTTGAAAACATTCGGAAGTATAAAGCTTATGAAAGTAAGCTTGATGACTTCTATTCGATGTGGCTTCGGTTTGGACCGGAGGCTGCTCGTACTATTCTAATTCCTTACATCTGGGATGGTCGGCTACCATCACCCAAAGAGATCCGATGAACATTGATGATTATACTGGGAAGGAGCCGAAGAGGCAGTTTCAGTTTATGTATCGCCAGCCTGGTCTTCCTGAGCATCAAAACATCACAGATGTATTAGATGAGATAATCATCAAGCTAAACGACATCGAAACTCGACTTTCATCATTAGAAAACAACCATGGCTAGAATTTTTAGTAAAGCAGGTGATATACAAATCATCCCTCATGACAAGAAGACCTATCAAGGATCATCAAAGAACACTAAATATGCATCGAGGGGTTCGCGCCCTCGGCGGAAACGGTATCGGGGACAGGGACGATGACTCGAAGATTTATTCAGGAAACTAATTTCGAAGATGAGTCTGAAGCTTTTAAAGCTGATGCTTTAGATAATATCGAAAAGCATTATCCAGATTCTAAACGCGCCAAGGTGTGGAAAGAAAAGTATCAGCAATGGATTAAGGAGCCAGAAGGCGAAGATTCATATTAAGAGAATAAATAGGAGTCGTAGAGGCTCCTATTTTAATGTCTACTTACAAGTTAACTAAAAGGGATAAGTCATATCGTGACGTGTCACTGGCGTTCAAGCCTAACCCTTTGACTGGTGATCTACCGATACTGCAAAATGAGAGAGCAATAAACAACTCAGTGAAGAATATCATTATGACGATTCCGAGTGAAGTACCGTTTGAGCGCGACTTCGGTAGCACGGTATCTAATGCATTATTCTATAATGTGAATGATGAAGCTGCAGAATCGCTGTTAGCAGATGAAGTAAGAAGAGCAGTGTTGTTTAATGAGCCAAGAGTGACTTTTGATAATCCAGTTGAAGGAGAAATTGCAGAAGCAAGTTATCTGGATTCGACTGGGGGATCACTGTATAATTCAATAACAGCAAATCCGTTTGTTGATGATGCATTAGGAGTTGTGGTATCAGCTAATCCGGACTCTAACTCAATTGAAGTAACGGTTAAGTATCGCATCGTTGGAAGTGTAAGAATCTTCGAGGTGACTCAGATCCTTACCCCTACAAGATAGCTTATAAATAACTGAAAGAGTAGGGAAGTACATTGGCTGGAGCAGTTAAACTTACAGAAGTTGATTTTGAGGAAATTAAACAGAACCTCATCAATTATCTGAAGAGCACCAAACAATTCACAGATTTTGATTTTGAGGGTAGCAACCTTTCAGTGATTCTAAATCTGCTTGCTTATCAATCGCAGTTGAATGCTTATTCGACCAATATGATTGCGAATGAAAGTTTTTTATCGTCTGCAACCATTCGTGATAACGTTGTTTCGAATGCGAAGTCTATTGGTTATATTCCAACATCATCTAAGTCATCACAAACTGCAGTCACGTTTACTTTTCAGTTGACCCCAAGTGATTTCCCAAGTGGATATCCCGCATTTTTAGAAATTAGACCCGGAATGGTGTTCTCCACGAACACTGGAAATTCAAATTATATCTTTAATTTAATCGACACGGAGACTGCTCCTGTTAGTAACACAGGATTGTGTACGTTTCAGGGCATTTCAGTGTATGAAGGCACCTATTTGGATGCTGAATTTACTGTTGATGAGGCAAACTATAACCAGAAGTTCGTCCTTGAGAACAGAAACATCGATACTTCGCTGATTCGAGTGGAAGTACAGGAGAATCCAAATCAAGAAGCAAGAACTTTTTATCAACAGGCGAACAATTTAGTCGAAACAACAGCTGAAAGTCCAGTGTATTGGGTCGAAGAGGTAAATCAGGAGCGATATGAGCTCACCTTTGGCGATGGATACTTTGGTAAGAAGCTACAAAACGGTGCAAAGATCTTTGTCACCTATCTGATCAGCAATGGCTCAGGTGCCAATGGCATTATTGCAGGCAGTTTCTTCTCTTATACAGGTTCGACGTTCACTTCTGATGGTGCTGCACTGAATCAGAGCGCAACTGTGCTGGCTGCACCAGATACTTTTGGTGGTGCAGAGATCGAATCTATTGAAGAAATCAAATTCAGAGCTCCAAAATACTATTCAGCACAGAATCGAGCAGTTGTTTCGCAGGATTATAAGACATTAGTGCAGGAAGTTTATCCTGCTGCCTCTGATGTATACGTTTATGGTGGTGAAGAGCTCTCGATCCCTGAGTATGGAAGAGTTTTTATTGCCATCAAGCCAAACACTGGCAATTCGTTATCTAATTTCGTCAAGACATCCATTATTCAGTCGCTTAATGACTTCAGAGTTGGGTCTCTGGAGATTATTATCACCGATCCTGACCTTCTATTCATCGAATTAGAGACAATCGTCTTCTACAATGATAGAAAAACGATTAGAGACGCCGCTGGCATCATTTCAGAGGTGCAAAAGACGCTAAACAGCACATCTGTTTCGGGTTCGATCGATAAATTTGGTGGTGCTGCTCGTTTTTCACGTATCGTGAGTGCAATTGATGCTGCAGATCCTTCGATCACTCGAAACACAACGTCAATGAAGATGAGAAAGGATGTTGAGGCTGTTATTAACACTCCTGCATCTTATGAAATCTGCTTTGAGCAGGCGTTGGAGACAGCACGGTCCGTTTCTGTTGTTGAATCTTCCAAATTTACGATTGCGGATTCCACAAATTCAGTATATTTTAGAGATGATGGAAACGGTAAGCTAATTTTATATTACATCAACGCAGAAGGCGAAGAAATTGTACAAGACAGTAGTTTTGGCACTGTGGATTATGTAACAGGAGACTTACAGATCGGATACACCACTCCTGTGACGATAACTTCGACAGTTGAGCCAAATAGCATTATCAAGGTAAGAGCATTACCGTTAAGCCAAGATATTGTTGCTAAAAAATCAGTGTATCTGGATCTAGATGTCGAAAATTCATCAATTAGCGCTGTTGTTGACACTAATGTGTTGAGCTCATGAATAATAATCAGATCGTAACTCCTTCCTCTCAGATCGAGAGCATTCTTCCTGGATATATTAGCCAGACCTATCAAGAATTCGTCAAGTTCATGACGGTTTCTGATCAGAGCGAGGAGAGGATCGGTTTTTCTTCTAACTTGCTTCAAAACCTTCAGAGATATCGAGACTTTAACACTTATCGTAATAAAATTATCGAGTCCGGAGTTCTGAAAGAGAATTTAGGAGTTACTGACGAAGAATTAGAACTAGAAGATGGATATGGATTCCCCGATGAAGATGGAGTGCTCTATATTGATGATGAAGTCATTTATTATCGTAATAAAGTAGGAAATGTATTTTCTGGACTCCAGAGAGGATCTTCTGGAACAGTTATTTTGCCAACATTCAGCAATGCTGGCACTTATCGCATCACGAAGCCTGCTTTTCATGAAAAAGGTTCTGTTATAAACAATCTATCAGTCCTTTTCCTGTCTTCACTGCTCGAAACCATCTATGAGACATACGCACCAGACATTGCACCCTCTCGAGTGAGCGAAGGCATCAATAATGCCACTTTACTTGAAAACATCAAGGACTTCTATCAGTCTAAAGGTTCCAAACTGAGTATCAAGGCACTGTTCAAGATTATCTTTGCCGAGAATGATGTTGAGGTGACATATCCTGGCGACCGAATGATTATTCCTTCAAAGTCCACATGGACTGAAGGTATTGTCATGAGAGTGGAGCCTTTGCCTAAGACACTCACTCCATATCCTTCAAATATCCTGCCACCTGATAGATTCATCAATCAGGAACTTGAAATCTTCAAAATTGAGAACTGGAACACATTAGAGAAGATCAAACTAGGTGCTGCTCAGATTGATTATGCTGTATCTTACGCACATGACGGAAAAACACAATATGAGCTAACAATTCAGGATGGATCACAAATTGGTGATCTTCCACCGACTCCTGGTACCAGAACAGCTACAATCACCACCGGAACCACTACTGTTGTTGATGTGACATCAACAGTTGGCTTTCCTCAGTCTGGTATCATTCATATTGGCGATGAAGCCATCTCATACACTGCAAAAACTCTCAATCAGTTTATTAACTGCACAAGAGGTGTGTTTGGTGTTCAAACCGAGCATCCGGCTGATACAAGAGTGTATGGAGAGAACTTTCTTAATACTAAGATTGATATTGATGGCGTTACCTATGACACTTACTGTTGGGTGCTTGGATTAGCCAATAGAGTGGCAATTCAGAATGGTGGTAAGCTGCACACTACCAGTGACAAGGTATCAGTGAGTAATCTGGACAGTGTGAATCCAAGAAACCCTGTTTTAAGCTCTTTTCAGTATAATACAAATTATTTCCACATTCTTGAAGCTATTGATCAACCATTCCTCAAACAGTACACCACTGGTGTGGATAGTTTGTATTATGATCCTAATTTCTCATTTCTTGTAGGTTCTGGGTTCCCATATTACACAATTGGTAAATTTAGTGATGATGACTCAATTGGTACTAACATTGAGATTGATTTCATCTCCTATGCCATTCCAACGTTTAAAAATGAGAATGATACCTTAACGAAG